TTCTTTAACAATCTCTAGACTTACCACCTTGTTAGAGTATTGAGATATATTAAAACGCTTCTTACCTCGGACATGGTCAAAATCCATAATCCAGTATGGATAGGTAGAGCCGCAGTCGGCACAAGGGGTCTTGCCTTTTAAATCTTGTAAATACTCTGCTATTTCTTTTTTATGTCTTTTACGTCTGCTATTTGTCTTTTCAATTTGACCCTCTCCTAAGTGGTAGGAGACAGTGCCCTTTGAGCAACTGAGGGCTTTGGATATCTCGTTATAGGAGAAGCCTTCAGCGCTTAGACGAAGGATTTCATCCTTGTGCTTCATAGAGTACAAGTTTGACATAGGTTCAAGCAGGTGATTTTGCTCGAACTTTAGGTAGATAATTAAACAGTTTTACAAAGAGAAACTCCTCACCACAAAAGGGTATTTAGGTGCTTACTGTTAAATAACTAGGTATTTGTTTCTATACGATGGAAAATAAGGATTTATAACTTTTAACAAGGAGCTATCGTGGGACTACCAATTAAAAATGGAAAAATAACTACTGCCTATAAAAAACTTGGAAAGTATTGGAGCAAGGGTTATCACACCGGGGTAGACTTTGCTGTGCCTACAGGAACTGAAATTATTGCAGTGGCAGATGGAAAAGTTGAAAATGCCAATTGGGGAAAAAGCTATGGCATTCAATGCGTTCAAAAAGTTGCTGGCGGTTGGGTAATCTATGCTCATCTTTCAAAGCTTGATGTCAAGCCTGGCGATGTTCTAAAGGCTGGTCAAAGAATTGGATCTTCTGGTAACACTGGAAACTCCACTGGTCCTCACCTTCATTTTGAAATGAGAAACAATATTCGTTGGTCAGCTGGAAAAGATCTAGATCCTTCTGAGATATTAGGAGTTAGTGCCCTTCCTAAAAAATCTTAGTTTTAGGATTTATTTTATTTAAACTTAAGTGCGCTATGCAGGACTTGAACCTGCGACGACTGAATTATGAGTTCAGGGCTCTAACCGACTGAGCTAATAGCGCTAAGTGCCCCCGGCAGGAATTGAACCTGCGACGCAGACCTTAGAAGAGTCTCGCTCTATCCCCTGAGCTACGAAGGCAAATATATTTAGCCTTCAACTTCTTTTAGCTCTGTTGTATTAAGAATTCTAACCACTCTGTCGGTTACATAACCACCATTTTTATCAAGATTTTCTCTTGCTGCAGGTTCATCTTCTTCACTTAAAACTTGGACAATCATTTTGATTTCGTAGGTATATACCTTGGTGGCCATAAGTCCCTTTTTCTATAGGTGAGATGTAGATCTTATCCTATAGGTAATAGATAAGTCTTGCAAGAATTTTGTCTTTGTAGTCTTTAAAAACCTGATTTTCCGGGCGCCCTTTCCGTTATAGGTGGAGGGGGAAGACTTTCCGGGGAGGGTTGTGTGTGTTTTGTGTGTGTTTTGGGTTTGGTTGATACACTTTACATATGACAACGATAATCGGGATTCAGAACGAGAATGGGTGTTTGCTTGCTGCTGACTCTCGTACTACAAATGAATATGGTCGTCCTTACCACCACGAAAAAGTAGCAAAGATAACTGAGCGTGGGGATTGGATTATTGCTGGTGCTGGGGATCCACAAGCCTGTGACATTGTTCAGCATCTATGGGCTCCACCAAAGCAAACGATTAAAGACAATTACAAGTACATGGTTAGTAAAGCTGCTTTAAGTATTAGAGACTGTTTAAAGAAAAATGGCTATGAGCGGGACAAAGAAGATAAAGATGGAGGGTTTATATTCTTAATAGCTTATAAAGGAACTCTTTACGAGATTGATGAAACCTTTACTGTGTATATGAGAGATGATGGTTTCTATGGTGCTGGTAGTGGCTCACGCTGGGCGTTAGGTGCTCTACAAGCTGGAGCTAGCTGGGAAGAAGCTTTAGATATTGCAGAAAAGAACGATATTTATACAGGCAGACCTTTTATCAGTCTAACTCAAGCTCTTTAATAAGAACTGCTTTAGGTCTAGCTCCTGTAATTCTTTTTACTTCTTTTCCATCCTCAAACACAATAATTGTAGGGATAGCTCTGATACTTAGTTCTGCTGCTAACCCTGAGTTGTCATCTGAATTAATCTTAACAACGTCTACTTGATTTGAGATTTCTTCAAGAATAGGTGCAAGAGCCTTACAAGGCCCACACCAGTCAGCCCAGAAGTCAACGACGACTCTACCTTTTACAAGTAAAACATCGTCAGCAAACTGGGCTGAACTGCTGTCTTTAATCATTTACCGCAAGTAGGGCAAACTTCTGGTTTGGCTTTAGCAGTCTTCTGTTCTGTAGAAGGTGCAGCACCTGCGCCTTTAAACTTTGGACGACCAAAACCTACAATTGAAATCATTACTCCAGCCTTGTTCTTCTTGAAAGCACGAAGTTGTTTGCACACTTCTCCGCCATTTCTTTGGCTTCCTTTTTTCTTTGAAGTAGTGTTTCCTTCGATACACCAAACAGTTCCATCTTCATTGTCTTTGACAACAATTCCAACGTGAGAAATTCTATCGACACCATCTGCCGGGAAATCAAAATAGGCGATATCACCTGGCTCTGGATCTGCGATGTCTCCATCAATCCATGCGCCCTTCTTCTTAAAAGCTGCTGCGCCACTTGGAGTGTAAACAGTGTTAGGGATTTTTACCCCGGCTTCGTTTCCACACCAGTTAACGAAACTTCCGCACCATGGTTGAAAGTTAGCCTTTGTGTAAGCACCGTACTTTGTTTCGTTATCTTTAGGTCCTTCAATAACGCCAATTTCTGCTGTAGCAACTTCAATGAGACGGGCTGCTGTTCCTTGATCTGCCATTATTTACTCATCTCCTCTATTGTACGGAATTGCTTTCCATGTCTCAGGTCCACCGCCAAAAGCGCTCATGTCCCCTCCCATTGATTTCGACAAACTTTCCCAACGGGTATGATTTTCTGGGCAATCTCTTCTCGTGGCATCTGGACAACGCCCATTCACAGTGAATGCTAAATAAAAACCTTGAGCATCTTGAGGATTTTGTCCATCCTGTCTACTTCCATCATCATTGAGTAAGTTTCCATACATGTCTGTGTGACATCCTGCTACCCAATTTACTGCTAACTGAAATGCCTCTGGAGATAATTTTCCATTACCAAAAATATCACCGTCACGATATATCTTTAATTGGTTCAAGTCTTCCGATTTAAAGTTCCAGTCATATTTATGAATGATGTCTATTTGCCAATCTTCTAACCCCCATGTTCCACATGCTGAGCCATCCATATCACCGCCGCCGCCGTACATTCGTACATAACCAGAACCGCAGTCTGAGCGATGATAGACAATTAAGTCGCCATTCTTTTTAGCCATTAGTCTTTGTCCCAATCTAAATCAACTGGTTGTTCTTCTGGCATTGCACCATCTGGCTTTGCTGCCAAGCGTGCTGCTGTTGCATCAATCTCTGCTTCAAGCTTCTTATCTGCTTGAGTATTCTTAGCATCCATTTCTTTGTTTGCTAATTGCGCTGACATAATATCTTTAGCGCCAGAGTTACCAATCAAAATACCTGCAAGGGTTCCTGTAATAAATGTTGCAATAGAACCTAAGACGTTGAAGAACATCTTGTCATTTTCTGACTGAGCATTTACTGGCTGTGTTACAAAAAGTAATCCGTAAAGAATTCCAATTGCTGTGCACAGCAAAATAACTCCAAGGATAATTCCAAGGGTAAATTTTAAGCGAGAGTCAAGCTCTGCTTGAGAATATCTATATCTAGCCATTTGGTGTCGCTCCACTATCTGTTGTTGTCGTCTCGCCGTTAAAGACTTCTTCGCCGACTAAGTCTACTGGACAAGTGCCAGCTGTAGTGCAGACAGGAGGCTTACATTCTGCTGTTTCCCAATTAGTAGGATCTTGACATGGGTAGCGATAATGACCGTCATACCCACATGAGCTCAGCCCTAAGGCTAAAACTGTAGAACCTAAGAAGACTGCAAGCTTCTTCATACCTGTGCTCTTTTCTCTTTAAGGAAGAGAGCGCAAACCGGGGGTAACTATAACTCCTAAGGTATATGCGCCCTCTTCTACCTAAGTTTAAGAGAAAACATAACCTTCTTTTACTTAGATGGGTCGTACAGGAAAGTTCTCTGCATCATCTGCAAGGAGCTCTTCATCTATAGTTGAAGGCATTCTGTGCCCTACCTTGCGATGCTCCTCCAAGTGCTCCAACATGTCTTGGGTACGACGAGCTACAAAGCCAGTTTGCTCCATCCCCTCTTCTAGGGGGCACATGCAGCAATAGATCGCAGGAGCACCTGCAATATTAGTTGCGAAGACATAGATGTCGTTTTCAAGCATTCGTGAATAACTCATATCTGAATTGTACCTTTACTGGTCAAAAGGTCAATTTTCCCGGCGCTCTTTCCAATAGAGAGTGAGAGGGAGGAGAGGAGAGGGGAAGGGGGTTGTGTGTGTGGTGTGTGGTTCTGCTTAAAAATACAACATATATAACTTATAGTAGATTTACTATATGGATGAGAACGAAGTGCCTGAAGAAAATAACTTAGATCATTTAGAGTTTGATAGTCCTACTCCTTTAGAGCAAGACGCTGCTCAAATGCACGAGATGTTCAGGGCTCTGCTTAAGGCTGGTTTTGAGGAAAGACAAGCTTTGCAGTTAGTTGCTTTTCTTATTGAAGAGTCCCATGGGGAAGGTGGAGTTAATCTTTTCTTTGATGAAACTTTCTTTAAAGAACTCCACAGTGAGGATGAGGAAGAGGATGACGGACAGAACTCCTGAGGAAGAAGCTTTTGTAGCAATGCTTATTGATTGGGGAGCTTTGTATGTTGGTGGGGTAGATGA